CAAACTTAGCCATTATATAACCCCAAAAAATAAAACGAATTTAAAAGAAGGTGCGCCACTACCTAATGTAAAGCTTGCCCTATAATAATCGTCAGTCAGCGCTCCGTCAAGCTCCAATACCTGAGAGGTTCCAGATACTGTTACCTGTGAGAACGTCAGTCTATCCAGCCCACTCGTAAACCCAGCGTTATCATCAGACTCAACAACCATATCTAGAGTCTGGTCACCAGACCCGCTTGACTCAAGCACATGAAGTACCGCTACCAAGCGCTGTGTTGCACCAACAGCACCGAGCTGGATAGCGTCTCCCACACCTGTGGACGTTTCAGCAGTATCGGCAGCATTGTGGGCCATGACTCCGCGAACTAGGCTACCGACGGCGCCAGCACCCATTTCAAACTTGTTCAGCTCACCAACACTTTCACCCGTGGAGTACTCGCCACCGACAGCATTAAAGAAGTATGCCACATCGCCTACAGCACCACCCTCAGCGGCAACACTTATCGGCTTATTAGCAAGACCAACGTTGCCAAAAATCTCAGCATCCTGTGTGTCCGCGTCGTAAAAACCACTAACTTGAACCTGAACAGTTTTTAAACCGCCCTTATTCATGCGAGTATCGTTACCCAGTACAGTGCAATCCTTCAGCTCAGCACCGTACTCAATTGCAACAGCATTAGTATCGCCAGTTATCTCATAATCATCAACGAAAATCCGCTGATCTGTAAGCACATGATGCGCCATTTTTAAACCTCCGCGATTATATCGACATCCAGGCGAACCCGGTGTAATTGCAATTCATCATCAAAAATATCTGACTCACTGATTAGATACGTGTCTTGTATTCCAGCTTTCCTCCACCTCCTCAATGCCAATTTTACGGCATCCTTCACAGCATCAACACCGGAGTATGTGGTGTCTATCATGTCAAACTGGTATCTCACCCGCTCTACCCCAGCATCAACCCCCATAGTGTGGTAGTTGGTTGACGTTATGCGAGTGTACCTAATTGCGGGCAATGTGCCTTGTTGCCTGAACTGACCGGGGTACACGCGAGTGCTCACAAGAGCGCTGACCCCTGCATCACCTGTTAGTTTTGTGTAGATGTCCTCGCCAACACTCATCGGTCTAATATCGCCTCTGTTATGAGAATTAATGCATCTTTGTTGCCTTCTTCTGTGACACCTGTAACGTTATACTTCTCACCAGCATATGTGAGCCTATCCAAGTTGTCCACATCAGTGCGGTATCTTATTCGCCAAACAATTGTGCGATAACCAGCGAGCTGTTCACCTTTGAACTTTTCCGAAGCGGTTGCGCTGAGCTTGCTTGCCCACACTGTGGCGATTGTTGACCATGACTCAATTGGTTCACCGTAACTGTCTTGTGTTGGCGCATTGGATTCGAGCACCACCCGCCTATTGAGTTTTCCCGCGCAAGTTACACTCACACCCAAGGCCCCCGATAGTAAACCCTGTGATGTGCAAGCAATGCCTTGACACTGAATGACGGTTGATACGACTGGAAAGGGCAATCATTTTCACGTGCTGCGTACAGCGAACCCACAATCAATTTAAGAGCATGGATAATGTCTTCCTCAACACTCGCTTGACCAGCGACATATACCACGTTAACGGCGTTCATTTGTGAACGTACAGACGGCCATGACTCACCGTAAGCTGGGCAAAGCCTTGCTGGAACACTACTGGTATCAACATCGTACTTCGAGCTATCCCACACCTGTGTATTCCCATCTGTATCTACATAGTTAATGCTTGTCACGCTAATGCATGGTGACTGCGGTAGCATGAGTAACCCGCTGTATGGAGCGGTATCGAAATAAGCTGTCAACGTTTGCGAAGGTAGCGACCTGTTACAGTACTGTTCAATCCACTTACGCGCCGCGACTATCTGCGCCGTTATAAGTGCATCATCGTCCACAGTATCTACTTTTAGATGCTCTTTTGCGTCAGCCAGTGATAACGGCTCTGTAACGGCAGGCGTTGTAACAAACCATGACCAGTTCATTACTCAGCAGCCTTTCGTGATGGACGGTACTTAGCAGGTTTTTTGGTAGGCGCAACTGTTTCCTTTTTTGCAACAGTTGGTTCTGGTTTTTTCTCAATCACAGTTTGTGGAGCGGCAACAGCGGTTTCAGACTCCACTATGGTGGCCACTGGATCAGGCTTTTTGCACCAAATAGCTGCTACTTCTGCATCGACGTTGTATTCCATACCGCTTGTATATGACCCATTGGGCCCACAAGCTGTTTTAAGCATTTTAATACGTTGCATTTAATAAACTCCGATATTGTCTGTTTTTAATTACCAGCTCGCCATTTATCGACACATATTTGTCTGGTATTGATTGCGCTAACACTATCGATAATAACTCAATCATGTCAAGCACACCATTGCTGTAAAAAGAAAAGGGGCCAACTTTCAGCCCCTTTTAAATTGAAGGCGCTATTTATGCGGTGCCTTCACCAGGAGAAACGTGTGTCTCACTACCACCAACAGTGGCGTCAATCGTGATAGGCATCTTGCGAGGCCCGTAAAGAATAGCTGTGATTGACTCAACAACAGCATTTGCGGTGCCTCGGTCAATGTAAGGTTTAACATAGCGCTCACCAGGCTTAACAATGTCAAGCACGAACGCTAGGTTATCGTCACTATCGGCAACAGTTACCGCAGTTCCCGCTAGATCTGCAAATGTGGAGTCATCGCTAGACTGTCGAGCTTTTACAGATGTTACAGCAGTGGCTGTAATTGCCCCAAACTGCACGATGAACATTACAGATTCATAGTTCTGCATGTCCACACTTGACGCGTCAATGTCAGTAGTTCCGGCAGCAACAGCGTTACTGATTACAACCACCTTTGAGTTTTTCGATAAGTTCATAATTTCACTCACTTAATTGATTTGGTTGGGGCCATGTGGAAGCGCCCCCAGTTGCTTAAACTTACGCTAGTGTTACTCGTGCGAATGCTTCTTCAAGAACGGGCATTCCGTCAGCGCTTGCGCGACCGATGAAACCGGTCTGGTTTGTTTCGGCGTAAAGCTCAGACAATCGCTGAATTTGAAGATTCATCGCATCAGCAATCCAGTAGTTTGAGAAATCGCCATACATACCGACATATTGACCAGTTGTGAAGGTATTCGGCACATACTCAGAGCCGTACACTGGACGACTTTGGATAGTGTCTGGACGCCCTTCCACAACTGAGGCACGCCAGATGTATTGCCCGTTACCATCTTTAAGCTTTGCAATCATTTTGATTGCATCACGGTGGAACATCCAAGCACCGTTGCGCTGGTAAGCAGCCTTAACACTGTAAAACGCATTCAACAACCCATCAAAAGTTACAGCATTGGCGGTATTGTCTGTAGATACGTCACGACCTGTGCTGATACCGTCGGCACTTGCTGTGAACAACCCAAGAGGTTGTGCAGCACCTGTTCCGGTCATGAAGCCTTTTTCTTCTGTGATGCCGAATTTATAAGCAAGACGACTAAGTACCAACTGTTCAGGGTTCATCATACCAGAGCGTAAAAGCTCATTCGATATTTTGATGCGCTTAGCAAAAGCATGTGGCTCAAGCTTACGCTTACCGAATGACATTGCGCTGTCTTCGCCACCCGTGGCAATCTCAGTTGTCCAGTCAGCATCGGCAGGGTCATTGTCGAGAGAAGGAGCACCAAGACTTTGAGCGTTAGGAACTGCAAATTTGGTAGCCAGTCCACGAATAAGCACAGTATCATCAACGGCCTTGATTAGCTGGCTTGCCATTTGCTCAGGCATTACCAGAAAACCACCTTCTGTGTCGCTACCGGCCTGCAATGCGCGCCATTCGTCAGCAGCTTTTGCATCAATCTTACCACCGGTCAAGAAGGATCGTGCTGCGGCTTCTAAAAGAGCTGCGCGGTCTTCTGTCTGCGTTGAAGTATCAGTGCTTGCCGCAGTGCTTGCCGCAGTTGCCGCAATCGAACGATCTAGTTCAAGTTGCTTCTCAGCTCGCTCAATCGACTCACCAATCTTGCTAATATCAGCAAAGATCATATCGTACTTGGTGTTCTCTTCCGCTGTCATTGAACGCTTTTCGCTCTCAGCGGCGTCAACTACTGAGCGACCCTCAACAATCTTAGCGGCACGCTGCTTCTTTAATTCATTAATGTGTGACATTCTTAAACCTCAATATTAAAAAATAGTGTTACTTTTCGTGTCGCTAAGCATCGGCTTGAGCTTTACCCCTGTGAGCTTATATCAATTTTCATAAGTTCGCAACGTTTCTTATGAACTTCTGTCATATCAGTTTCACCACGCCATTCACCCATACTTCTT